TGCTAGATATCGAATGAGTTTCTGATCTCGCTCACCTAACTTACGGACATCCTCTTCGTGGTACTTAGACCCAGACTCATTCAGTCTTGCGACTGCTTGCTCGTCGATCTCCCACTCAGTGTCCTTCGAGAATGAAACTCGTGCGGCGTTACATACGGTCAGATCCGAACCCATGTGATCTACTAGATCAACATGTCCTTTACATAATACTTTTTCTTGCATCAAATTTTTCTCCATCGGTTCAAACGCATCATGGCTTCGAGTCCAGAGACTGCATTATCATCCATAATTTTTTTAATCTGCTTTGGTGTCATGTGATAAATCATATCATTAATATCTTTATCTCGAATCCCGTTCGGCCAGATACAAACAGTCTTGCCCTGCTCAATCAAGTTCTTGTTAAAGTTGATAATCTGCTGGTTGCGTGGTTCGTTGTCAAGAACATAAACCATGTCACTGTTTGCGAATCGAGCAGGTTCATTTTCCACTGAGGCGGCACCCACCATCGCAATCGTGTTGTCAATGAAGAGACTGTCCAATGGTCCTTCGACGACATACACACGCTTCTTGGGGTTTGCTCGCCACATACCATACCACAGTCGTTCAATGGACTTGTCCGACTTCACGGTGATGTACCGCAGGGTTGTCCGAGCGTTGTATTCATCCTTCATCGACAACGATCTACCCTGAACGGCAACAACATCATTCTTCTTGTTGAAGAAAGGAATAACGAGTCGTGGTTCTGCACCTGTTGCCTTGAGTGGATTAAAGTTAGGGTCCACCAGTTTCATGTACGCATAGAAGTTGTCCGTGAAATATAGTACGTTCCAAAACTTCTTTGGAATCCTACGCATCTCCACAAACTGTCGGCAGAGATGATCCTTTTCTAGATCATTCACACAAGTTAATGGTTTTAATAAATTATGTTTTGGCTTAAACTTTGGTTTACTGAACATAGAGTTCATTTCATTTTCTGATATTTTCTTTCTTTTAGTCCCGTTTTTCTCTTTCCATAACTCGATGGAATATTCTTTCTTTAGGTTGACATCCACCTTATCTAAGAATCCGTACATGTCAGACGAATATCCACAATTGTGACACTTCACAAAATATTTATTCTTACTTTCATAAAAGTAAAACCTAGCTTTAGTTTTATTTTTTTGTGAATCACCACAGATAGGACATCTGCAGTTTGCAAGATTATTCTTTGCCCACTTAAACTTATCCAATTGTCCAGAAAGTATGTTTATGTATTTTTTATCAATAAAAGATGTCATTATTATTTCCATGCAGAGAGGTCAGATCTCTTGAATTTATCATTAAATGATATGTCATAACCAGATGCTGCAGTTTCTTTATTTGTTTGATTGGAATTTACAATTCCGTTTTGCTCTTCCAAATCAACGTCATATAGTTTCATTTTACCGCGATTAATTCCTAGAACAAACTTTCGATTCTTTGCAGGATCATTATAGCGATTCTTAAGTTGCTTGACCATGATCTGATTTCGCTCCTCCAGCTCCTCTGTAGAGATCAACGCAAACATGAGATCGGCAGTCTGTGGTAGACCAAAGGACTCACTGGTATCTTCTAGACCCATGTCTGAGTTGTTGAACCCAGAGCGGTTTACCTGTGTAGCGGAGAAGATAGGAACATTCTTTTCGATTGCAAGACCACGAAGTTCTTCGGCGATTGCCTTCACAAAGGTGTATGAGTTAACTGCACCATTGTTCTTGAGTCTAGAAGATGTGCAGATGTTTAGATAATCAATAAAGATGATATCTGGTTTAAATTTTCTCTTTAGCCATAGTTCATCGAGAAGATTGCGGAAATGGGTAGACCCTGCGGATGCTGTAGGATACTCCTTGATGATCAACTTACCTTTGACATGATCAGAGATCTTCTGTAACTTGTTCTTGTACATTTCTTTAGGAAGAGAACCAACTTCATCAATTGGCATATCAAAAAGGTTCGCATCAATTCTTTCCGCGATCCTCTCTTCTGCCATCTCACAAGTGATGTACAAAACATTCTGGTTTTGTGACAGACAAGCAGCAGCATGATGACACAAGAACAGAGACTTACCAACACCAGTACCCGCCATGACAATGTTCAATGTCTTTTGTGGTGTGCCACCGCCGGTAATTCTGTTCATATAATCAAGATCAAAACCAATCTTGGTTTCTACTTGGTTGTAGAATTCGTATCTTTCTTCGCAGTCTTCGATGTAGTCGTGTCCGATGTGGGCGTCGAACGAGACTGCAAGGGCGTCGGAAAGGATGCTTGGGATTGCATTCTCTGTCTTTGACTTCGATTTACCGTCAATGATGTGGATCGATTCCATGATCGCATTGTAAATAGACCTTTCTTTACAATAAGTTTCAGTTTCTTTAACTAACCATTCCTGATCTGTTTTCTCATCAACTTGCAAAGAATCTACAAAATCTTTACAAGACTTAAAAGAATCATCATTTAACTCTTCTATTTTATCTAGACAGATTAGGATTGCATCTTTTGTTGGTGTTGTATTATATTCTTTAATAAAATCAGAAACGATTTTATATACGATTTTATCAGTTCTTGTTTCGAAGTAATCCTCTGATAAAAAGGGAGCGACTCTTCTAGAGAAAGAGTCGTTGTATGCCAGATTGGAAATAATCAATCTTGATAGATCACTCATTAGTTTCTTCTACTTTCATATCACCATATTTGAATTCTTGTGATGCTACTTCTTCTATTTGTTTCATGATATCATCAGTAAAATACTTACTGGGATCCTTGTAGACAGACTTCTCATATACCTTAGACCCGTCTGGAAATTCGTATCTCGTTGATACCTTCTTAATTATATCATATTTTTCTGCAAGAGTCAAGAGTCCATAGTACTTATCGAGACCCTTGTCATAATGAAGCATGACATCAACCATAGAATTTTCTTTGGTGAGACGAGACTTGTAAAGTTTACAATGAACAATATTTCCAATTACATCAGTTCCTTCCTTGACTTTCTTCTTGGAAAGATAAACGATGGTGGATGCCGCATACTTCAAACCGGCACCACCACTCATCTCCTTAGTCGGGAACATGGAGCCAACTGCTGCGTATGTGTGATTTGTCATGATCATTGGAATACCAGCGGCACCGAGCTTGAGTGTAAGAACACGGAAAGTTGCCTTAATGACCTGAGCACGAGTCATATCCCGGGTTGTCTTACCATCCGCAGTATCCGTCATTTCCTTCTCGGTCGAAAGCATTCCAAGTGAGTCCAATACAATCATCATCGGCTTCTTATCTTTACTTTCGTTATACTTATCTACGATAGTAATCGCTTGATGACGGAACTCTTCGACTGTAGAGACGGGCATTACTGCAACACGCTTGGGATCAATACCCCTTCCTACAATCATTTCAGAAGTCACTGCTTGTTCAGAATCAAAATAAAGCACAACCCCATCAGGACGATCACGCAAAAATTTAGAAACGATTCCAAGGGTAAAATATGTTTTTCCTGTGGCGCTTTCACCAGCAATAGCAGTGATCTTATTATCTGGTATCCCTCCATAAATAGAACCACTGAGTATAGCGTTAAAAATGTAACACCCAGTATCCACGAACCCGTCAATGTCAGCCCCTGCCAATCCTTGATCAACGATGCTTGCATACTTGTTTCCTGACTGTTTAATAAGATCGTTCAAAAATTCCATATATTCTCCTATCCAAATAATTCTTCTAGTGTACTAACTTTTTCTGTTGACCAACCAATAACATCAAGAATGTTTTTCAGTGGATCTAGAAAACTCTTGGTAAATTGCTTTTCATAATCGATATAGCCATCAAGAGAAAGTTCCTTGGGCAATATAGTCTTAAAAGAAACTACCTGATCGCCACGAGCACCACCGATTGGATTTGGTTGTTTCAGATAAACAAACTTAACCTTGTCACCCTCGAATATTGTCTCATACTTACGAGTAAGTTTCATTTTTTTCATGTAGTGATTATATATCAAAGCACCCTTAACTGCAATAGGCGTTCCCTTAGAATATATGTCACTTGAAGAAGCGTACTTTTCTAAATTCGAAACACCCCGTGGAAATGCTATTGCTTCCACTTCCGTCTTATAAAAAGTTTCTTTAAATTTGACGATGATTTCTTGTACTGTTTCTTCATCTGTCGTGAGAATGAGCCGGATACACTCCTTGAGCTTTTCTCTGACGATTGCCGGTGTCGAAGAACGGGTAGTTTCAATTCCCATGATTTTGAGTTTTGGTTGTTCATACCTGACACCTTCGCTGTCCCACACATTCAACATGTATCTTTTCTTTGCTGTCCATATACCTTTTTCCGCGATAACTTCGCGTCCCATTATCATTTTGTTTTGATACGCATTCATAGTCTCAGCCAGACTGGCGTACTGTTTGTCAATAAAAGGCTGAATAATTTTTTCCGACGCTTTGTCAAGAAAGTTAACAGTTTCCTCTGTGGTTTTATTGGGAACAAACTTGTTAACCAGTTCTCCCAATCGCAAATACACCGAGTCTGTGTCTGATGCAACAACATAATCATAGTCGCTAGTACCAACGTGCTGGTTTAGAAACTCATTCAGTTTGTCTGCGATCCACCGAATAGACAACTGACCAGAGTGAGTGATCGCTTCCGCCATATCAACATCATAGTAACGGAAGTATTGATTACCAATCGCACCATAAGCGGAGTTCAATTGAATCTTGCGAACCATCTGGAAGTTATTGAACTTTGCAATTTGAAAATCCAATTCTTTGTTGTTCGGATCTTTCTCTTTCTGTTTCTGACACTCAATCATCTTCTTCTTGTACATACTACGTTCTTCGTACATCTTTTCCATCAACTCAGGAAGAAAGCCATACTTATCCTTACGATAGAAAGTTCCATTTGCAGCAACCGAAAGATCGTACTCCTTGAGTTTCTTCAGATTGTCATAGCAACCGGCATAGGTGTGTTCAACATCTCCCATGAGAATATTGTTGACGCCAATACCGAATGAAAGTTCACTGTGATCCCGAACAAGAGTTTCAGGACTAATGTTGTATTGCATAATCAAGTGTGGATACAGACTGTTCAAGTCAAACGAAACAATCCAATCATGCTGACCAACGATCGGCTCCTTGACATATGCACCAGCGTACTGGTCATTCTTCAATCCACCCTTCTTCGGTGGGATCACAATATTTTTCTCTCGAAGGTAATGGTAGATGATTGCATCCCAAGTTCGCACCTGAGAGAAAACATCTTCGTAGTTTACCTTAGCAGCATAGGCTAGAGCAAGAGCAAGTTCCATCAACTTCAACTTCTCTTCTAGCCTCTGGACTAGTTTCACATCAAGAATATTGTAGTCAATGAACTTTTGAAAATCATTCTTGTAAAAGTCCTTGATAGAATCATACTCACCATAGTCCAACTTACGCTGACCTAGTTCAACAAAGGCAATATGATCGAGACGATACGATTCTTGATTCACATAAGTAAATGTCTTGTAAAGATCAAAGTAATCTACAATAGAAACACCGAGGATCTGATATACAAGATTCTTCTTTCCCTGCTTCTCGATATACTTATCACGAAGTCTTTTCCACGGAGAGAGACGCTTCGCGTGTTTTGGTTTTAGCAGATGCTTAATTCTAGATACCAAGTATGGGATATCAAAGAACTTCACATTCCACCCAGTGACAATGTGTGGAGTATTAAGCTCCCACCAGTCAATAAATTGAAGAAGAAGATCTTCTTCAGTTGCAAAATTGTAGTAATATGTCTTTCTTTCATCAGTCTTGAAGTTCCCAAGACCAAAGACATGAGTCTCACCCATCATAGAGACTGTAATTGCAATCACGGCCTCCATTGGGTTTTCTACTTGAGGGAATCCGCGTTCACAAGTAGTTTCAATATCCATATAACAAATTGGAATTTCTGAATAATTGTAGTTAACTTCTGAAGGGAAGTTATCACCAATATACTGGTAAACATAATCTGTGTTACCATACACTTCAAAGTTATCAACACCAACATATTGGTTTACAAATTCTCTACATTCTTTGATCGTACCCGGTTGTATATCTTCGACATATTTTCCCGTCAGAGTTTTATATTCACTGACCTCATTGGTTGTTACAAAAAGAGTGGGTTGATACTTTTCAACTTTTCGTATCTCAACACCATTCTTCATTCCACGATATAGGATACCATCCCCAACTAAAGATACGTTGGTGTAATAATCAAAATTCATATATTCTCCATGTGGATATTATATCACATTTACCGATTGTCTGCAAGAACATCTTCTGGAAAAAGATCCGTGCTCTCTGTCAGGTACTGTGGATTAGGCAACTCTACTGTACCTTCGTCTCGCTCAGAAATATAGGCAGAAAGAAGAACCATGTAATTTATTACATCAACCACAGTATCCTTGAAACTTTCGTCCTCCACATTCATTTTTCCGGCATGAATAAACGAAGAGAGACGACTCATCTTATCAGTAATCCTAGTAAGAAATCCCTGTTCTGTAGTACAAATACCCATTGACTCTACGCGAGTAAAGTTTGCAAAGGGTTCATTTCCCTCTTGTCCTGCATAATCTCTATTTTTAAGAGACATCAACTGCTGTGCAGATTTGCATATTTCTGAGTGATACATTAAAAGTTC